GCTGTGTCAAGAGATCTCTACTGCCCATTCTTGCAGCAGCGTGATATTTTTTATTCAATTCGATGAGACGATTTTCAATGTCTTGATCTTTATACTCTGACAAATCGCCGCTCAGTGGATGAAACATTAGCTGTATAATCCTAAATAATTCATCCAAATTACAGTAGCACTGTGTTGCCAAACTTCGATGATCACTGGGTTTGTAGCAGATGTGACTGTAACTGATACAGGAAAACCTGGTGATTTTTTAATCACAGTGCCGCCTGAAGTAATAAATGTAATTGTTCTAGCAGTACCATCTCCGTAGAGTTCTAGAGTGGCTTTACCGATCTGTCCGAGTCCTGTGACATCCACTGCTCCGGTAGGAAATTCAGAGAATGACAAACTGGTGTTTGCTCCGAACTTTACTATGTGATACATGGCCTGTTTAAAACTGATGTCTTGTGTGCCTGCCACTATTGGAGAACCATAGTCCTTTTTACGCAGATAAGCATCTTGTAGTGTTACAGATCCTACTACATTATACAAGAAATCGTTGTCTTCGTCTATCCGGGCTGCATTATCCTGCAGATCTGTAATCTCAGTCTTGGCAGCAGAGAAGTTGGTTTTGATAGTATCAAAGTTATCTCTAAACACCTGAGTGTCGTTGTCCTGGCCAGCTACAGGAAAGTTTTCATTTATTGCTGCGAAATTGATAAGGCTTGTCAAGGTAATTTTTCTCCACGTTGCGGGAATGCAAGGTATTTATCCTCTATTTCTCCGTCTATAATATCTATTATATAGCGATCTGCTACAAAGTCAATGGTTTTAAAATCAAAGCCACTGGCTTTGATTCTGGCCACTATATTTTCAGCCGGGCTGGCTGCTGCATCATTATCCGATCCTGGTTTGCAATAACACAGGGGTAAGGCTGATACATATCCTGTCTCAAAAGATGCTTGGTCTTGTGTGCTGCGCATCCATAAGGGCAAAAATTCTCGATCTCTGTCCCCTATTGCGCTGATGCGTGATCTCATGTTTTTAATAGAATTAGGAAACACTCGCTGATGATCACTGTCGCTGACCAAGGGAATGTCGCTGTCTATTTTGATACTGTCATAGCTGATCAATACCTTGCTGTTAATGTTATTGGGTAGATTCACTGTTTGGCTGATGCTGCGACCGTTTTTTTCTAGGTCGTCTATGATTTCTACATAGATGACTTCATAGATGGTCTCTTGTGTTACAGGATCTTTGGCTTTGGCAGTTTTAAGACTACCAAATTTCAATCTCTTGTGATAATGATTGCGACTCATGGCCTGCACAAATTTCACAGCTGTAACACTTTCTATACCTGCATATATCAAAACTCGAAGATCTGTCTGCACACTGAAATTAACGTCACCATATCGATAGATGTCTGTGGGGCGGAATATTGTTGCATCGGTGATGAAATTAAACCATGCTAATCTTTTGGGTTTTGATTGTAGGGCTTTGACATAGAGATTGGCAAAAGTTTTATTGTTTGCAACCAACACAGATAAATTAAATGTGCGATTTAATGTGGCAAAATTCACACTGTCTCTGGCTCGCACAGTAAATGTAAACTTGAGATCATATGTTGTGGTAGAATTGTCGAATATCGAGGAATAATCTCTACTGAGTGTGGAACTGTCTTCAGCGGGTGACAGATTGTCTGTGCGTTCGAAAAATCTTGTTAGTCCCGGACCAGCGTCATCTGCAAACTGTTTGATCTTGCCTTGTATTGCACCTGTAGGCAAAAATTGCAGTCCAGCAGGTAGATTGCCTGACACAAATTCATAGCTGATTCTTCCGCCGTAGAGTAGACTTGTTGCTTGAATGAATTTGTCAGAAGCAATGTTTGGTTTAATTGTTCCAAGATCGCTGTCAGTGATCCATTCTACTGCGCTGTCAATTTCTCCGATCACTGTGACAGTGAAAGTTTTTTCAGTCTTGGAAGTGCTGGCTCGCCAGTATTCTTCATCAGTGGGTAGTCTGTTAACATGAACTTTCACACTGATATATGTTACTCCAACGAATTCCACAGCATCGTTGATTATGTAAGTAGTGGAGTTATTCCATGTGCCTTTATAAACATAATTTGTGTATGCCAGATCTGCTGGATAATTCACAGCACGGACAGTGAATTGATAATTTTTCGAGATTCTAGCCTGATATGGCACAGAACCTGCTATATCGCCTGTGGTAGTATCTAGTTCCATGCCAGGAGGCAGTTGGCTCTGTGAACCGTCGGGATTGACGGGCAACAGAAAGTATGCGATGGTGCCGGATAAAGTGGGAGGATCGTAGACATCCAAGAATATGGTCACATAGTTATTGGCACGGAATCGGCCTAGATCACTGTCAGTGATCCAAATTGGCACACGAGCACTGCTGGCATCTGCCTGAAATATATTGGTGTCAACCTGCACTATTGAGTTATCGGCCTGTAGGAACTCTTCAGTGACCACATAGATTTTAAACAGTCTAGTTTCTGTATACACTCCGTCAGTGACAGCCACTATGAAATTGTAGATCCTGCTGAGACGTCTAGGAGTTCTGCTGGGTTCATTGTAATCAAACACAGTGATGTCGTAGGTAAATGTGTCAAATCCATTGCCTCGAGCTTGTATAAAGTCTATAGGAAACACGTCTAAGGGTGCGGTGTCATAGCCACCTGAAGTTTCCAGATTGTATTCCACGGCAAATATGGGATCGGTGAAACCTGATATTACACCACTCTTGCTGAGGCTGAGTCCAGGAGGCAATACTCCTCCATTGGGCACAAGATAAAATTCCAATACATCACTGGCAATGAGATCTGTGTCACGTGCTTCTAGTTGAAAATTTACTCGTGCATTGTCTAATACAAAGTAAGCTTCTGCTGGACCAACGTTTAAAAATCCTTCCTTGGTGAGCCATATGGGTCTATCACTGCCATCCACGGCCAGCTTAAAAGTGCGGTCTTCAATGTCCACACCGTCTGATGCTCGAATCACAAATCTGTTTTCTGTGTAGACTTTGACTTCAGTGGGACTGCCTTTGATAGCGCCATCAATCAGTTTGAGGCCACGTGGCAATGAACCTGCGATCAAGCTGTATGCAACAGTGGCTGTGAGATTGGTTGTGGCCTGTAATTGTATATCAATAGGTATACGTTCAGTGAGCAAGCCTAGACTATCTGCAGGAGTGATCCATGTTATCATGTGATCAGTCCTTAGAGAAGTGTGCCACAGTCCAGATCCATGCGTCCAGGCAGCAGTATGGTGCCAAAATCTATGTTTGCAGATTGTAGAGCTACCTGCATGGCATTGGTATATGTGCCGTCTATGCGTCCAAAGTCATAGGAAGTCAATATGTCTGTGACTGGAATAATGGTTTTGAAACTCACTGTGGAACCAAAAGCAGTGACCTCTATGTCCTTTCTGCTGGTAGTAGACCCTGGTGCTGCTACTCCTGCCATGGTGATCTGTTGATGTGTGCTGGCTAGCATGACACCAGCATCGGTGTCTATTCTGATAAAAGCATCTGGAGCAGAGTTATTCACGGTGATGGTATCTGTGTTTTCAGACAACAGCATCTTGGTGCCGGATACCAGCTTTTTAAATTTTAGATCAGCACCTACTTTTTCTTTGAAAACACCTGCACCCACTGCACCAACATTGGTGGCAGTGATAGTTAGCTGAGTGCTTATATCTGCGAAGTTGGCATTTACTTTTTGAAACGCGGTGCGTAGATCATCGCCTAGGCCATCATTTACCACATTGCCGATATTAATTGGTTGTATTGTCATAACACGCTCTCTTTAGTATATTTACCGTTTTATGGGTATCCAAATCTTGCTCGATATGTGGTATACAGCGACTGAACATTGGACAGCGTTAATACACCGTTGTATACTTTGACAAATCCTATATCAGCTGTTTGCACTTCACTACCGCCAGCACGACTGAACAGTCTTAGTTGATTGAAACCACCACCACCAGCATTGGTGCCGGTGAACAATGTGCCAGTTGGCGAGGAACTGGTTGCAGAATATAGTTGTCCTAGACTTGTTGAGGTATTCCAAGTAGCCCAATCAAGATGCCAGAAGAGATCAGCACCCGATGACGGCAGGTTAACTGCAAAGTTAGGATAGAATGTTTGGTCGTGGCCGTTGTACAGGCCCATGAGCCAGTCTTTGCTGGCTTCGCTTTGTGTTTGCAGCAGTCTACCATCAGCAGTTGCTATGCGTTTGTAGGCCATAAACACAGTATAACTTTGTCCAGTAACATAGTTAGGACCACCATAGATAACATCAGTGCCCACGGCGTTGCTTTTTCTAAACACCCCACCGTTGGAAGATTGCCAAGAAATACTGCCGCCAGCATTGGCCACCGATAGTGTGTAAGTTCCTGTAGCATCCGAGGTGCCGTTCACAGGCACAGCAGAATAGTTGGCTGCGTCTAAATCGTATACCAAAGTTGGCAGTGAGCTTCCGCCATAACTGGTCATTAATGCTGTTACGCCTGTCATATTATGTTAGTCCTGTTCCGTTGATGTACCAGGTAGTGGCAGCTACCTTGACTGCTGTGGCCATACCGTTGGCCGCCAGTGTTCTTGTGCCAGTGCTTGTGCCACCCGCCAATCTCAGGGTGTCTGATGTGATAGCAATGGTCACTGTGGTAGCACTTGGTCCTGCTATGAATGTAAGAGTGGTTCCTATTGGATAGGCCACTGAAGCATTAGCTGGAATTGTTATTGTCTGACTGTTGGTTGTTACATAAATGTGTTCACCAGCATCTGCTATGGTCAATGTGTTAGTGGTTGTAACTGCGCTTGCCGGGATACCTAGATAACCAGCACTTCTGGCTGTGCTGGCTGTGGTAGCCTCTGCTAGGGTGTTGATCACAACACCACCACTGCCATTGCATTCTAGTTCAAGGTTAGCGTTTGTGACCGTTGTGCTGATTCTATTGCCCACCACAGTGATCTGATCAGTGTTGAATGTTTCAGCTGTGACACTATTGCTGTATGAAACTTCTTTGGTGCTGGCGTTGTATTGCAATACTCCACTGGTAGCACTGATATTTCTAATTGGTGCCACAGTGAATGTGTTGGCTGTAGCTTGATTCAACACACTGCCGGTGGCATTTATAACGATTGAGTTAGCGGCTTGGCCATTGTAGCCGGCAGCATAACCAATGGCCACAGAATTGACACCTTGATAGCCACCACCAGCAAAATAACCAATAGCCACCGCGCCAGCACCTTGTTCAATATTACCAGCCTCACGGCCAATGGCCACAGCATTGGTGCCTTGTTGAATATTACCAGCACTGCTACCAACAGCCACAGCATTTGCACCTTGCGTTGTTTGTCCAGTAGCGTAACCAACAGCCACAGTATTGATGCCTTGTTGAATATTACCAGCACCGGCCCCAACGGCCACCGCGCCAATGCTCTGGCTGGTAAGCCCTGCTTGCGCACCAAATGCCACAGCATCGCCAGCTGTGTCTTTTATCACAGCACCATTTGTTAGTGTGATACTACCTGGCAATGTTAAACTGCCATCGTCACCAAATGTCCATTGTTTTGATGTTCCTCCAGTATTGGTCCTAATGAGTATATTTGTATGAGCGTATAATTCAGCAGATACCGACCCCATATACAATGCAGTAGTATCATCACTAGTACTTGTTAGATATGCAACGTTGGCGTAAGTAGTAAAGTCTAGTTTAGCATTTCCTAATCCACTAATTGGTCCTGGTACTGTTAACTCACCATCTTCACCAAATGACCATCTACGCAAAGTACTATCACTTAGGTTGATGTCAATGTTGATGTTGCCGTCGCTCTTGATATTACCAGGTATGGTCAAATCACCTGCCGTGTCAAACTCCCAAATCTTGTTAGTCGCATTGGGGGTGGTTATTTGTATTTTACCGTTAGTGGTAGTACGCACATTGTGATCGTCAGTGCCCAAGAAGATACTGGTTTCTGTTAAATCGCCTGTGGTCAAGTGTAGGTGATGATCACCTCCTACATATGAAGGTGCGTCACTGTTGATCAAACCTGATTCAACGCCTATACTTTCAGGATCGTAATTATCTTCTTCAGGTGATACACGAATAGTAAATTCGTAGTCATCACTGTCAACGAGAATACTAAAGTCACCGCCGCTGCCGTCTAATGTTACTGTACCAGAGTCTGGATCAGCGATGCCAGCACCTTCTGGGTAGATCCACCAGTATAGTGTTTGATCAGCATATGTATCTGAATAAACATAGAAAGTAAGAGTATCACCAACTTGAGCAGTATTGACATAATAATTTATTTCTATGCCGTTGTCAGTGTAGATATACGAGCCGCCGCCTTTAATTACTAACTTCTGACTGGCCACATCTGGGCTTGCTGGTGTAAGTTGAATAGTGGGATTGCTGGTAACAACGCCTTCTGTGATTGTACCGCCTTCAGGTAATACTAAATCACCATCCTCACCGAATCTCCATCTACGCAATGTTGAATCTGACAAGTTGATGTCAATGTTGATAGCACTTTCGCTACGGATATCGCCTGGTAGTTCTAGACCACCGTCGCCCTGAAATTTCCAATTATGTTCAACTGTACTGTTTACATCTGTGCGATCAAATGATCTAATGGTTAGGCCACTGCGATCTTCATCCTGCCAGTTTAGTTTAATCTGTGCTCGTTCGTCACTGTCACCTTCACCATCTGGATCACCACTGTAGGCTCGAATAAGTTGTGTGGTATCGTCGTCAACCTCTACATTGATCCAACGCATTGAAGTTGTGCCATCGCCGCAGTCTTGTACAAATCTACCACCATTTGTACCAGTGACAATATCATCTGGTGCTGTTAGTATACCATCCTCACCAAACTGCCAGATGCGCTGTGTTGAATCTGTAAGATTAACTCGGATTGAAACATCAGTTTCACTTTCTATGCCAGTGGCAGCGCCGCCCCCTGATCCAGTGATGGTAATATTGCCTTCTGCATCGCTGGCAGTGGTAACACCACCAGCACCTATGAACTTGATTGATTCGTTGTTGCTGATTACTCTCTGTGTGGAATCATCTGCGGCTACTGAGAAACTAAAAGCAAGAGCGCCTGCGGTAGTCTGTGTTGTGCCGTCTGGGAATGTAATGCCACCCGGAAGGGTTAGATTTCCTGCGCCATTGAACTGCCAAACTCTTTCGTTATCACCTTGGTTAGTGAGTATTCGTACTGGGGCAGCATAATTTCCACCGTTCTCTGTGTAAGCACGAACAGTTAGACCATCTTCGTCTTGTCTAATCCTACTGTTAACACCGCCGGCAACCGAGCCATAGTCCCATACGATGCCTCTATTAATACCGCCAGTTTCGCCGCTGAATGTTGCATTACCTGCTGCGGAAAGTGTAAAAGTTTCTGTGCCGTTGACTAAATTACTGACACTACCAGTCCAGGCGGTGTATTGACTTGTACCGTCTGGAAAATTTATTCTACCATAGTAGGTAGCACCATTGTCATCTGAAAGTTCTTCAAATTCCCAACGAGTTCCACCCGGACCGCCGGCATATATAGAGTTAGAAAGGTCATCCCATCTTAGCGTAGTACCGTTGGTAGTTAGATACTTATTAGCGTTACCAGTTTGTGAGGGGATGGTAACGCCACCGCCGCCTGTATAGGCTGTGGTTTGAGTAGTGCCATCAGGAAATCTTAAATCACCATCTTCACCAAATGACCATCTACGCAAAGTACTATCACTTAGGTTGATGTCAATGTTGATATCGCCTTCACTGCGGATATTGCTAATGTTACCGACTGAAGTCAAAAAACCGCTGTCGTTAGACAGTTGACTCACAAGTGTTGGTATAGTTGGCTTGCCAGTTAGGTCAGCATAGGCACCAGTGGTAGCCACTGTAGCAAATGTGGGCTTGCCTGTGATACTGTTCCAGGCTGCTGTGCCAACATCTGCTATAGACTGCCCTCCCACTAATAGATTACCTTGACTATCTATAGATAATGCTGTGCCACCCAAGAAAATTGTGTTGTTGCTGACATAGAGACTGCGCCAAGGCAGTGTGCTTGAACCTAGATCACCACCGTGAGCAGTCTGTGGCAGAATGTCTCCACCCACTGTCAAGTTGCTGGTAACGGTAGTAGCTTGGTCGATTACAATGGCAGTACTGTCTGTGGTACTTAGTGTACTTCCCGCAAATTCAAACGCCCCTAAATTTAAATCAACGTCTGCATTTATTCCCAGTGCTGTGTAAAGTTCTGTGAAGTTAGCATTTACTTTTTGGAACGCAGCTCGTAGGCTATCGCCTTTCTTGTCATTGGCTGTGGTGCCTACATTAATATTCTGTTTTGCCATTTTACGCTCCTATGCTCACGCGGTGTATTGCTAGTCGACTACTACTCGATATGTCAACAGGTCCACCACTGACTTGTCTTATAGCAACTCTAACAGCATCTCCTGCAGAGGCCGGCATTACAGTTGAGTAGTGTAGATAACTACCAGTCCAAGAACCATTGAAAATTACAACTGCTTTAGTGACATCAAGGTTAGTATCTATAGTAAGAAAGCTACCCGGGTTTAATGTTACTGTGGTTGAGAAATATACTGACATGTTGATCTGATAGTAACCTGTGTATGGTACTGTAAATGTTCCAGTACTATACGAATTAGCAGTGTCAACTGTGTCAACAAACTGTATAAATGAGGCACTTGCTCCGTCGTTTACTGTCTGCGTAGTTGTTGTGGCAGCAATTACTGTAACAGGACTATAACTTTTTAGTACACTACCGTCACTGAATGTAATACCATTAGATACAGTAAGCTCGTTTTCTACATTGACATCGCTGCTAAAAATTGTTTTAGGAGTAACAGTAATTGCTGAACTGTCTGCTGAATCAATCAATGATGTAAAGATATTTCCAGTAAACGTACCGCTAAGTGTGCCGCTTACTGATCCTAATGCGGAATTATACGTAACTTCTTTTGTACTAGAATCGTATTGTACAATGCCACTTGCACCAGTTTGATTTCTAACGGGATTAACATAGAAACCAGCCGCTGGTGCATCTAGTGTAAATCCAGATGCGTTAATTGCAATGGATCCTGAAACAGCTGACGGATACCCTGCTCCATTGCCTATAGAAATAGCGTAATCGCCTTGACCTGCACCTGCGGCGGCTCCGATAGCAACAGCACGATTCCCTTGATTAACATTGCCTGCACCAGAACCAATAGCAACAGCGTAGTCTCCTTGATTAAATCCACCTGCTACGATTCCGATAGCAACAGAGTCTAAACCTTGCAGTCCGTCGCCCCCTGCGCCTATACCTAGTGCAATTTTAGTATCTTCAGTTCTTAATGTTGTTGCAAATATTCCGCCATAGACTTTGTTTTCTACAGCATCAATAATCTTAGTTGAATCGTCGCCAAACACTGAACCTCGTAAATCAAACACTGGATTCACTGCAATGGTTAAAGTGTCAGTGGCCACATTTTTACTCAGTGTGATGGTTGCATCACTGGCAATGTTTAATGTGTCGCTGGCTGCATCAGCTGCCAGTATATTAGCTATATCATTGTTGACTACAATTTGTGTAAACGCATTTACCGCAGGTGCTGAGTTGGTAATAGTCACGTCACCTGTGGCAATGTCGGTACTAACTGTGATACCTACACCAGAAGATACAGTTATGACACCAGTGTTGGTTATTCTCAAGTTGTCACCAGTCGCGCCGTTTATGTTAATACCTGCGCCTGTGGTTCTGCCTGAGGGCAAAGCAGTGACATTCTGTAGACTGCGAACACCAGTATTGGTTATTGTTGCCACACCACTGCCTGTGGCAGTTGATATACCCGAACCTGCTGCTACGCTAAGTATGCCAGTGTTTGAGAATGTGATTGAGTCTGCTCCTGAACTCACCGCCAGTCCCACGCCTGAACCTGACAAGAAATTCACTGTGTCACCGAATGTGGTTGCCACTATGGACAGATCGTTGTTGATTTGTATTTCTTTGAAGAACGTTTTATCAGGATCTATGATCAAACTGGTGCCTACACCAGTTAACGGATCACCACCCACAGTAGATCCTGTAGGTAGATTAATGATACTGCCCACACCTTTGACCTGTGCGCTGCCTGCCCATAAGCCGTTTAATGGATCCACGGTAGTGTGTTCTGCTGTAAACACTGATCGCCACTGACGAGTTATATCTCCCAAACTGCGTAAATTATTTGTAGTAGGAGTAACATCGGTATCCAACGATGAAAAATCTATAGGAGCCAGTCCTGACCCAGTGCCAATAGTAGCAACTAGTATGTCAAAGTTTTCATTGACTTTCGTAAACGCTTCATTGACTTCACTCCATAATACAGGAGGACGACCTGGGGTTATATTATTATTAAAAGGCATTATGTTCTCCCTACTGCTATTTCAATTGACCCTATGTGATCTGAATCGTATGCTATCAGAGCTTTACCAACCACGGTGCCTACTCTTACATCACCTGTGGCAGCCACTGCCACTCCTGGAATTCCTGATGTGATCAAAATATCTCCTTTTGATATTTTTCCTACTACCTTGCAGGGCACACGACCTTGTAGTGCAACTAGATTCTTCAAGCCTGGACAAGCATCATACATGATAAATGCTGCATTATCAGATACCACACCAGCTACTCTAGTATCACCTTTGATATTGCTCATGGTAACTTCTTTATCCCCGCCGAATACAAGAACAGTTCCTACTTCATATTCTCGATCACCTTCGTAGTATTCTGCAAGGTCAGCAGCATATGTGGCCTGCATTCTAGACCCTGGGTTCAAGCTCCAGGTACCTATGATAGTACCAGGGTTGCCATTGCCACCAGTAGTCAGTGAACCACCACTACCAACATTCAGACCAGTACAGGTGATAGTGCTGGTTGATGTAATTGCACCCACCGCAGTGATAGGAGCATTAGAAACACCATTCTGAGTTTTGAATTCATGACTATCATTCCAATACGATGTTTTATCATCTGTAGCCAACGACCCTTCGCTGATCAGTATACCACCAGCACTGTTATATCCGTAATAGCGTAGGTACCCACCAGTGGCAGTTGTTGCTGAATCAACAGCCAATTGCGTGTCAATCTTGATATTAGATACATCAACAGTTCTACCACCAAAGTCACCATTCGTGTCTCTGACAATGATTTCATTGGCTCCGATGCTGCTGCTGCTTCCAGCAGATCCAGCTACTACACTATAGGAACCATCTGCTGTTGCAGTAGCACCAGTTCTTCTTAAGAATCCCACAGTGGAGTATTGTGATTTTTTAATGGCCAGTCCATCGTTGACCACATCAGCAAATGCCACTGCGGCAGCGTTGGCTGTGCTCACACCACTGTTACCGATCAGTGTGTCTGGAGCCAACTGTGCAAGATCTCCTAGCTGAACACTGTTGGCTTTGATGGTAACATGTCCGTCAGTGACGTCAAAATCCGCATTGCTGAAACTGCTTAATCCGCTGGCTGCTTGTATAACAGCAGCAGATCCCACAGGCGCTGCAGACTGTGCAGTAGCAATGGTCATTGCCAGCTTGCTCTGATCAATAGCTGCGGCAGCATTTACTTCAGCATTGTTGACCACACCGGCGTTTAACTGCACGTCTATGTTGTTTAGGCTAGAGTCTATGCCAGTGCGTAGATCAAAGGTCAAGTCGCCAGTGACACTGGCATTTACAAAGATGTCGTCAACACCAGTGAACACCATTACTTGGCCGCCCTGCACATTGGATCCCGCATAGTTTTGTAAATTGGTAAAAGTCAGACTACGAAGATTTACTGCATCTTGAGGGTCAGTTGGATCGGCAACATTAGCAATCTTATTGAAGTTAAGATTCATAGTTGACTGCATGCCCAGCTGGCCATCTAGACTCATGAAACCGCCTGTGCCAAATGGTATTATTTCTGCTGCTACAACAGCAGCACCTTCATGTGAGATTCCTAGTCGACGATCTATGTATTTGCGTGTGGCATTCTCTGTGGGCACAGTATCTGTGGCGTTGTCTGTAAATCCACTGTCTGTAGAAAATTCACTGACTGGCACACCACGTTTGAATCCAATACCGTCCAAATTGCTCAGTGCAATAGAACTGGAGAATGTGACCTGTCCTGTACCTTGGTCAACTCTAAAGAACGGTCCTACGGAGAAATTACCAAATTGATCCGTGGTAACATAAAATACACGACCCACATCACGTTCTTCTGTTTCTTTGGAGTCGTCTACCGGATTAACACTACCTCCATAAATTTCTTTGGGATAGTTGGTATCTGCATAAGAACCTGTGCCGATCTCAAGCAGATCATGTCCAGTAACTCGAGTAAGAGCAATTCTAATAGTCAAAGTGCCAAGACTGCCGCTGGTACGCACAGCCACGGCAGCTTTAATGGTGTAACTTGTGGACAAATTGTTTATGGCATTGACCAACGGACGGTTCAGTGTGATTCTGCCAAACACGGTGCCAGTTACACCAGGACCTTGATACGAACTAATCACATATTCTTCGCCCAGATAAACAAACTTAGCTGCAGATAATCTAGATATTTCAGTAGTTGAAATAGCAATTACTGCAACAGCATTGTCACCTGCGCGGCCGGTAACTAGCCCTACTTTTTGCACACCACTCTGTATACCGGAGGTTTCTATAGCCGGGTCACCAGGCACATCTGTAATTTGGAATGTATCAGGATTTCCTGTGCTGACAACAAAATACCTATTTTGAATACTTATTCCTGTGGGCAAAGCACCAGTGGTAGTGAATTTGACCACGTCTCCCGCGGAGAATCCATGCCCGACCAGTGTTACCACAGCTGGATTAGCGATTGATATAGTGCAGGTTGTACCAGTTGGTGTTGAAGATATAAATTCTCCAGGCTGGAATACCGTGATATCTATATAGTTGTAGTTTTCTCTGGTCTGGGTGAGAGTCAACCCCACGATGTTATATCTATGAATGCCACTACCTGCAGTTGTGATACTCACAGCAGCACCGTTTTTCTGTGTGCTTATACTGAATTGTGTTTCTGTGAGATTGTTAGGCAACACATAGTAAGTTTCTCCCACTAGCAATGGAGCAGGTAACGTGCCTGTGGTAGTGAAACTTATGGTGTAGGCCTCTAACAGTTTGTGAGTTTTCACGGCTTTGATACTCAGTCCAGCACCATTTGTCAATGTAAATGTGCTGCCGCCTGGACTTGAGCTGACTGTGAACGTGTTATATGTGGGCTGTGTGATAATATAATAGGTAATGCCGCTGACAAAGTTATTGGCAGTACTGGTAGGAATTATTTTATCACCTATTCTCAGTTTGTGATTACCGCTGGTGGTACAGACGTTTGAAACTATATCTGTTATAGTCAATGTAATGCGGAATATTGTAGGTGTAGCCGTGTTAACTAATATATCATAAGGACCATTATTATCTGCGGTATTAGTGAATGACAATACACGATACACTGTGCCTGGAGTTTCACGTAGCTTCAATCCAGTAGAAGGTCTTACAGCAACATCTTCCAGACTGCCGGTGAGCAGTGTATTGCTGAGCTGACGAATTGTCATTTTGGTGTTGTTTGTCACCACCGCAAATAGACCCGCTGTGGCGGTGCCGAGCCCAGTGCTGAGATTCAATCTTGCCACCCCCACTGGAAGATCGGTGGTAGTCACACTAGTCACTGGGTATCTATATATTTCTGTGCCGTGCAGAATTTCCAATTCTGATCCACTTAGTGGTGTGTAGTCGAAATTATACACAAATATAGACAATCCACCTGCCACGTTGGCATATGCGCCACTAGGGAAATAACAATCTACTCGTTGATTTAGATCTTGATACAGAGTGGTTGGGGTAGGAACTTCAAGTGGATCTGCACCTTCTGCAACCAAGGCATAATTACCATGAGCATTTGAACCGCCAACCGCACGAATCTGTCCGCCAGTCAGTGAGTAGTAGGCAATATGGCAGTAGTATGTGAACATAGACACTGCTTCAGTTAAGCCACCATTGGCCACAACTATGCCATAGCCGAGGTCGTTGATCTGTGTGAAGTCGTTACATAACATGCTTCTGTTACCAGGCATCAACAACTCATATCGATTGCCATTGAAATCCACATAGCTCACAGCTGATGCCTGGAGCGCAGCTTTATTGGTCTGAATGATAGTTCTAACAGCAATGTTATTAGCAGTGTATCCCACAAAGCTAGGTTCAGTTATGGCTACCACTGCTTGCGCAGCTGTGAAGTTGGCAGCACCGATGATTGAACTCATGCGGGTCATTAGGGTGTTGATTGTAGCAGCTTCTGTGGCCGAGGCAGGAGTTCCTGAGGCTCTAGTCACTGCAGAATAACTCACAGCTGGAGCCAAGTCCTGCACAATTTGTCCTAGCAGATAATTCAAATAGGCATGCCAGGTTGCAGATTGAGCTTGTGTTAGCGAAGAATCAGTGATTACTGCACCTGTGAGATTGTTGTAGAATTTCAGTGCTCTAGTGCGTGTGGCCACATTGCCGCCATAAATCAAGTCATGTATCACAGCGTCCACAGCTTGTCTAATCTGATATTCTACTTCACTGGCCACATATACCGTGGCAGTGGTAAATCCACTGAGATTGCCTGCTATCTGTGCATCGATATAAGCAATTAGTTCAGCGATTTCATAGTCTCTGTTTGCCAACAGCAGTGCATAGGCATTAGTGACGTTAGCAGACAGTCCAACCGGTAGTGTAAATGACAGAGCAGGTGCTGCAACAATCCCGCGTTCTATAGTGTCTGCTATGACAGTATTGCTCTGATCCACAGTTTCTTGAATACTAGGATAAGCAGTAATTAGATCGTTTACAGAATCATGAACGAACTCAATAGCTTCTAATGTGATTCGTCGTTGATCCGTCAATACCACTGCGCTTTGGCTGAGTCTGTAGGTCAAGCCATTTTGTCTGGTCCAGTAGTTGGTGCCTAGCACAATATCCCTTCCCAGGCCATCTAGGATCAATCCAGTGTCTCGACTGCAGGCAGCAGCATTGTAAGTGAATACTGAGAATGGCCAAGGCGTGGTTTCATCTAATACAAATGTAGCTGTGCTGCCGTCCTTGTCATAGACAAAGTCTCGGACATAGTTTATTCTATATACAGAATCCGCTACAATAAATGATGCTGGAAGTTGCGGAAATCTATCAAGATCACTGACTTGCAATCTTGTTGGAGTAGCCACGACGTCGATATTGAATTCCAGGTTGCCTGCAAATCCGTCTGTGAACATACCGCCAGCAAACACCTGTCTGTCCTTGCTGCGGCTGAATGAAGCACACTCTTGAAAGTATGGAGACCTTGACAATATCTGACCTGTGGGATCCAATACTCCCATGAAACCGCCATGACCTATGGCTGATATCGCTTGCCAACGCACGGTATCGTTGGCTAGGAACACGTCCATCTCTTCGTTGTCTTTGGGATAATTCACTGATCCCGATCCATCAATTACATCCTTGAACGCTGTGATCAAGTCTGTGATAACCCCATCAGCGCCCACCTCAGACTGGAACGCAGGATCAATAGTCTGTAAAAATAAATTCTGTTTAGGTGAGGCAACAGCAGTGTTAGTGATAATATCTTGAACTAGCTCTTCAAAAAGATCTATCACCGCCAGATATTCACTGAGCTGTGTGGTAATTACTGTGTTACCAATTTCACTTTGATAATATTTCAGTGCTGCAGATATAGTTCGATTATATTCTCCGTAGTCTAGATCAAAAGTAAGATCGTCAACTAAGATACCTATGCTGGTTTTGTAGAATGGTTTATCATAATTAAAAGTAGAAACAAAAGGTATAACATTATTGATTTTGCGGAAATCAATAGTAGCAATGATTTCTTCCTGTAGAAACTGTCTGTTCAATCTAATCAGGTCCGCAGCTGCTTCATATCCGCCTTTGTTTTGTATTTTGGGATAGACAGGTTGAGTGCTGTTCTGTAGATAATGATAACCGTAGGCCTGTGTGACCACATCAAGGCCATCGATGACTGGATCTCTACGGAATTTATTAAATGCCCAAGGACTGGCAGATGTGCCTGGACGAGGTCTAAAAATAACTCTACGGAATTCATCTCCTACTACAGAAACGTTTGCAGGAACTTTTAGTGGATAGTTTTCGAAATATTCTCCACTTTCTACCAGCACAGAAATCTGTATGTTTCTAGCAATGTCTCCATAGGTTATACTTTCACCTATTTGAAAATTACCAGACAAGATATCCACATCAAAAATTTCATTGCCACCACTTTCTAGTTGTCCTGAATGTGCCACAATCTGGGCCAATGCGTTGCTGGTCTTGCCTCGAAGAAATAGTCCTTCGCGTATATCACGTCCTCGGACAGCTTCAACAGTATTGGTAGTAACATCACCTGTGAAGTCTGTGCGCAGGCCTGCGGTATAGATCAAGAATCTAGGAAGGTCCACTACGAAATTTGGCAATGAACTAAAGCCTGAACCTTTGTCTGTGATAGTGATACTGGTAATCGATCCGCCAGTGACCACAGCGGAACCAAATGCTCCAGTGCCTCCGCCACCTGTGATTCTTACAGAAACCAAACTATACCCACTGCCGCCATTACTAATAGATACTGATCCCACTTTGTATCTGATATCAAAAGTAGCACCAGTTCCTATAGGACCGATCCCCACAGGTGCAGCACTAGTGCTGATTGTGGTTGGCACAGCAGTAGCACCTGGTAGTGCAGTATATGTTCCAGTAGAGACGACTTTAAAAGTAACAATAGCACCAGGAGTAGTTAGGGTAGTTAATACTTCTATTAAACAAGCCCCACCACCTGAAGGCACAGTTCCTCCGGAGACTTGTAGTATATCACCGGGATAATAATTTGCACCTACGGTATTAATTACAACAGTGTCTACGCTCATACGTATAGTGCCAGCGAAATCTATACCAGATGTAGGAGATTCTTCAATGGAACATTCGGTAGCTCCGTTATTAAAAGTTAATGTTTTTTCGTAAGGCCCAATAATAGATCGTGATTCTAAAACCAATTGTTCTGCACGTTTGAGAGCAGCTTCGAGAGTTCTGTAAGCATAGGCCAAAGCACGACCTTGCAGTGCCTGAGATACGCCCGGGCGATCATCTTGACCACTGAGCGCCACATACAAATTCACACTAGAACCAAATGCCGAACTATCAACATACTGTTTTGTAGCTGCGATCAATCCGCCGTAATTTGTGTCGTCATCTGGTTCTGGACTTCTAGAAAGTATCAGCGGTCCGCTCATACGTCCAAAGCTGGTATCTGTAAGACCTGTAGCAGGATCTATGGCATTGACCCCAAATCTAGATATTTTAGAATCTGCATAATTCTTATTAACTAATTCGTGACTGTAAATTGGTGCCAACGGGCTAATTGTTGTTCCGGCATCAACTATACGATATTGATTACCACCAGAGCGCATGGACAAATCGCCGCCCAGCTGTGGTGTTGTATCAGCAGCTATTTCGGCAAAATCCGCATTAATTGCAATTTGATTGGGGTTAGTGGTAAAATCAATGCTGATACCACTGCCTGCAACAAGTTTTTTAAATTGCAGTCCTGACTCTGTGTTATTCACAGTGACTACAGGAGTATTGCCAGTAACAACGTCGTTCTGACCCACGTAGGTAGCAGGAGTATCTTCTAGGCCTGTGAATTGTAATCTTTCGCCGAGCCCTAGTGAGCTGTAAAGTTCTCTAAAGTTGTCATTAACTTTACGGAATGAATCTCTTATACTGTCGCCGGTGCCGTCGTTGCCAACGGTGCCGATATCAATAGTCTTTCTTGCCATGGTTAGAATCCTAGATTGAGCAAATGCTCTAATATTTAGCCCAAAGTTTTATAAGCCGGATGTAAATACTAGATGTTTCTCACAACCAAAACTCAACTAAATCAATACTCTAGACTCAGTAAACACGGAGTCGAACATCAATATAAAAGAAAAAAGACTGTAGTAGTGTTGAGATGTGATGACTGTGATTCGATATTTGAAAGAGATCTCAAACACATGGATAAGAAACGCCTCAGCAACAATTTCTTTCATTGTTGTGGGTCTTGTGATGCCAAAAGATTTGCTCAACGCACAGGAGTCGAACAAAAACAGATCTGGAATTTACCTGCTAGTTTAGACTTACCTGTGTCTAAATTCTAAATGATTCGCCGCAGCCGCAGCGGTCGCGCTCATTGGGATTGATAAAATCAAAGCCTTCATTGAGCCCATTGCGGACCCAGTCCATGGTCAACCCGTCTAAATAGGCTAGACTTTTGGCATCTACTAACACAACAAATCCGTCATGTGCAAAATTAGTTACTCCTACTTCAGATTCGTAACTGTCCACGTATTCTAACACATAGGCTAGCCCACTGCACCCTGTAGTCCTAACACCTATGCGAATGCCTACGCCGTGACCACGTTTTGCTAGATTCTGTTTGATTCGTTTACTGGCTGTGTCGGTTACGGTAATCATCTACGGCTGCTTTGATAGCATCTTCTGCTAGAATTGAACAATGTATCTTAACTGGAGGTAGGGCTAGTTCTTGGGCGATTTCGGAGTTTTTGATTGATCCGGCTTGGTCAAGTGTTTTTCCTTTGACCCATTCTGTAACGAGGCTCGAGCTCGCGATAGCCGATCCGCAGCCATACGTTTTAAATTTTGCATCTGTAATAATACCTGTATCATGATCAACCTTTATTTGTAATTTCATAACGTCACCGCAAGCAGGTGCGCCAACCATGCCCGTACCCACATCTTGATCATTTTTATCAAATGATCCTACATTTCGGGGGTTTTCGTAATGATCAATTACTTTGTCCGAGTATGCCATTGATTATTCTCCAGTTTATTATCTTCCATATATTGGTTAGATACTTTTTTTTATCAGCTTGATAGTCTAATGCCCATGCATGCTCCCACCAATCAATCAACAACACAATATCATTTCTAACTTCGTGATTGACAATGGTTTTGATCTTGCCGTCACGAGCTAAGTAAGCCCATCCGCTGCCCTGAATCTTCATGGCTGTTTTTTCAAATTCTTCTTTGAATCGATCAAAAGTACCAAAGTGTTTTTCTATAAACGCCAAACTAGCATCATAGGGTCTGTTGGATCCCTCTGGCTTTTGTAGTTGACCAAAATAGATATTGTGTAAAAACGCACCAGCTTCATTGAAATCGTCATCACCTTCGTTCTTGTTATATCGATCAACATAGGCTTTATACAGCGTTCCGTAATGATAATCTATGGTTTCTTTAGATTTTACAGGTGCAAGATCCTCGCGATCGTATGGCAGTGACAACTGTATGAGTTTGTCTTTTTTGCCTTCAACAATGAATTTTTGAATGAAATTGTATGTCATACATGTATTTACCGCATAAATAACCTACAAGGAGATTTTAATATGCTAGGATTAATCAAGAAACTTTTTGGCAGCAAGCCAGTCGAATCTGTTGAGGTGCCTTACAAGGTAGAAACTCCACCAGTTGAAGTTGTTCAGCCTGTAGTTGAGCCAACCGCAGCAGCAGTTAGTGCTGAAAACAAAGCAGTGGCCGTGGCCAAAGCCAAACGAGCACCAACGAAAAAACCAGCTGTTAAGAAAGCACCAGCGCCGAAGGCTCCACGCAAGCCAAAGGCTCCGTAACTTTTTTATCCTGTTCGTATAGAGCAAATGAGGCCAAGTTCTTGGCCTTGCTTTCACACATGATGTCTGCCCACGACCTATGTGTCAATGCCCAAGAATTAACTGCGGTATTCCAATAAAACCCACTGTGCGCTCGCAGCTTGCCTTTCTTATAGCCCTGCTCTAGGAGGGCCGGAAGATCGGGGCGGATGTGTCTGGGATGGTCAATAAGACAGTCTTCCCGTGAAACACTATAATGTATAACAGGGCGAACACCACGCCAACTATCAATAACCCTTTTAACACGATCGTCATTCGCTTCAATATATTCTCCAGTTTTAATCCAATGATGGTGAATGTCTAGCACCAGGGCACAGTCCTTGACCAACTCAATGCTTGAGTCAATGCCCCAGGTCATTTCGTCATTTTCGATGGTAAGACAGTTACGGGCCTCGGGTGTCATTTTGCTAAGAGCGTCACGAACACCCTGCGGACCCAGCTTGCCGGAGATATGCACATTAATCTTGAAGTCCTGGAATGTCTTACCAAAGCCCATCCAACGAGCCATGTCTACGTGGTACTCGAACTCTTCTATGCTGCGTTCTACTATGCCCGGGTTAATAGAAGCCAACACGCAAAACTGGCCAGGATGAAAGCTGAGCCTAACATTATTCTGCCTAGCCACATCACCCACCCTGGCAAATCCTCTTTCTGCAAATGCTCTGACATCGGACTGCCGCCAAAACCACTTCCAACTAGGCTCAGTATATACAGGAAGTATATCACTTGAGAGTCGTACCATTCTAAGATCTTCATCTAGTGTTCCTATCCTGCTGACTAGTTTGTAGCAGGCTTCTATGTTTCTTTCCATCAAGTCCCAAAGTCGCTGTTCTGCTTCTTGAGGATGTTCACGCAACCACCTAACTGTGGTGGAGCCTGTATTTAAGTCGCGGTCAACAGCATTTATTTTCATACCGTCAACTTCGGAAGGATCGTTGATCCATTTGCAGGCAAAGCCTAGTCGTCTGAGTGTAGTGTTCATACTACAAGTATAACATCATTACTGCCAGTTGTCAACGACAAATTTGTCCTGAACGTCCTGAGGATTTGGTTCTCCGTGAAACACAGCTATGCTACAATCTGGAGGAGGTCGCACATCGTGTTTCACTGTTTTGAATCGCCGCCCACCATGTGCAACAGTGAGTTCATCCCTGCTGCGTATTTCCCATTTGTAACTCATGATCCATTCTTTGGGCCAAAATATCATTCTATCTTTGGCTATCTTCCAAATCCAATCTTGATCTCCTTGCAGCCGCTGTGCCTCTGCGGGTTTCGATTTGAATTGATCGTATATATGACCTTGTGTGCCGTGTGTCCATGCCAATACCGAACTGTTGAGATAATTCCAACCGGGAAAAAATTTTCTATTGAAATCGTGGATACCTATAAAGCTGGTAGGATGATATCCAGTGAGCTTGTTCATGTTGGCATGTATGACCACATCTAGATCCAAATATAATATTCTTCCCCTGAGAGGCAATGCAGAATCAAACATGTGAACCTTGTGCCACCAACCTCTAGCATAGTTGGCGTTGGGTTGATATATTTTACGAACTCCGGCAATATCATGTTGATCGTCAGTGAGACAGGCAAACTCATAAGGCACAGTGAGATGCCTAGACACCATATTACGTAGCCGTTCTACATATTCCCGGCCGTATTTGTTACCAAATCTCACACACAGCACAGTGATAGGTTCGTTGGGATCCGAAGGCACTACAAGATCAGGATATTCTCCACGTGCTGCCATTTTGGCAGCTCTCTTTTCAGCCTTGGCTTGTATGCGTTGTTCTTTTGACAATTCCATCTATGGCTACCAAGTCTTTTAAAATGTCACTAAGGTCGTCTAGTTTGATCATATTTGGACCATCACTGGGGGCAGAATCTGGATCTTCATGACACTCCATAAACACAGCTGCTACTGATCCTGTAGCTATAGCAGCTCTCGCCAGGTACGGGACCATGGTCCTATCTCCTCCAGATCTTTCTCCCATTCCCCCAGGCTGTTGAACAGAATGTGTGGCATCAAAGACCACTGGATAGCCAGTGCTTGCCATAATAGGTAGACTGCGCATGTCCACCACAAGATTATTGTATCCATGAGTATATCCTCTTTCACATAACATGATGCGTTCATTACCAGTCGAAGCAATCTTTGCCGCAACATTTTTCATATCGTGGGGAGCAAGAAACTGCCCTTTCTTGACGTTGATGGCACATCCTGTAGCACCCGCTGCCAACAATAGATCAGTTTGTCTACAAAGAAATGCTGGAATTTGTAACACATCTATGCCAGCGGCAGCACACAACTCTGCCTGATAACTTTCGTGAATGTC